CATGAACATCCAAATTAAAGAGGGCGTTGTCACGAATGACGGCGACGAAATCGGCATCATTCAAGATTCCACCTGTCACCTGACCGTCAAAGTCGGGCCAACTGTCAAGGGCGCTATTCGCAAAGAGTCGGGCATTGTTGATCTGCAATTCATCGTCGGCGATGCGTCAGAAGAAAAGTCACAACTGACTGTCGAAAAAATCCAAAAGGCCAGAGCTGTGCTCGATGCCAGCGAGGCAGAGTTTCTCATTGGCGAAAAAGAGCAGATTATTGCCGACATGTCAGACGATGACCTTGCCGCCGAGATGAAGCGGCGCGGACTCATTCAGGACGCGCCAGAAGCGCCCACAGTCGTTCAGCCTCCCGTGATTGAGCGCGACCTATCCGCCGTCGAGCGCCTTCACAAGCTCGCTGACGAAGGCAAGATTCCGAAGCCACCCGCAAAGCTGCCAGCGATGGGCGACAAGACGCCCGAGTACGTCGCATGGTTCAAAGCTCACGCGACGCCTGCCGAGATCTCCGTGCGCTATGCTGACAACCGCCGCATTCCCGCTACGGTCGCGGAGTTTGCGAAAGCCGAGGCAAAGCTGCAAGACCGCCTCCCCGGTGAGAAGAAAGACATCAGCAAAGAAAACGATTTTACCGGCGAAGGAGACGCATAACCCATGAAACTCTATCCACGATTCCTACTTGAAGGCGACGGCGGCGACGGCGGCAGCAATGGCGGAGGCACTCCCACGACTTTGCTCGGCAAGGGTGCCGGTTCTGGCGACGGCGGCGGAGGCCAGCAACAACAGCAGAAACAAGGCGACGGCGACGGCGGCTCTCCCGCGTGGGACTTCCGTTCCGCGCTCGATGACAAGGGCAACTTTAAAGCTGGCTGGGATGCTGGCTTACCTGACGACTTGAAGCCATCGGCATCGACTCTCGCCAAGTATCCAAACCCACTGGAACTCATGCGCGGCCATGCCAACGCATCGAAGCTCATCGGTCAGAAGACCACGATCAAGGCTCCGGCTCCAGATGCGAAGCCGGAAGAAGTGGAAAGGTTCAATGCGCAGATTCGCGATGTGCTCGGCGTCCCCGCCAAGATTGAGGACTACAAGATCGCGAAGCCTGACAAGCTGCCCGATGGCCTGACGTGGAATGATGCGGAAGTCGGCGAGTTCGCCAAGCTGGCGCATTCGCTGAATATCACGCCTGCTGCTGCTCAAAAGCTCGTCGAGTTTGATGCTGCCCGTATGTCAAAGCTCCAGCAAACAGGGCAATCAAAGCTCGATGAGTTCGTGAAGTCGCAAGAGGCGGAGTTGCGAAAAGATTGGGGCGCGGACTTTGAAGCAAACTTGGGCCTTGCATCAAAGGCGGCGCAAGTGGTCGGCTTCGACATCAACGACAACGAGCTGGCAAACAATGCGAAGTTCGTGAAGGCGATGTTGACCGTCTCCCGGCTCATCTCTCCAGATAAGCTCGTCGGATCCGATAAATCATCCTCGATCATGGATGGCGCGGCACAAGCCGAAGACATTCGCCGCAATACGAACAACCCGTGGCACGCGGCCTACATGGGCAAGGAAGGGCCATCTCGACAGCAGGAGGCGGCGGCGCTTATGGCGCGGCTCAAAGGCGTGAAGGTGGCTTGACAGTCTCGCGGAATTGATAAACAGTGGCGCATAAGCAAACGCGCTGAATCGACCCTCACGCGGTTTCGACGAAATGCAGAGCGCTACCGGACTTGTAACCCGGTGGCGCTTTTTTCTGTTTGACATTCGGCGCGGAGTTCCACCCCTTCACGCCAGAGTCAGAGCGGCCCTTCGATGAAGGACACCCGCGAGAGCCAAGCAGCGGCCTCGAAAGAGACACCCGCGAGAGGGTAAATCACCCGGCAATTCCACGACTCGGAAGCGCCAGTCTCGCAAAATCCAATCTCTTTAACGTCATGTCTGACGCACTCACTACTTACTACGAAACGGAGTTTTCCAAAAATTGGGACATGCTCGCACAACAGACGGATTCTCGCCTCGGCGATTCCGTCACTTCCACCACAATCACCGGCAAGCGCCGGAAGTTCAATCAACTCGACATCGGCGAAATGTCCGAAGTCACGGAGCGCAAAGGCGACACGCCCGACGGCGACTCGACCGGCGTTTCCTACTGGCTGTTCCGCCGCAAGTTCGAGCGTGTTATCGTCTTCGATGAGGACGACGAAATGCAGCTCGGCACGATCAGCCTTCCTGACTCCGATGAAGTCGCCTCCATGGGCGCGGCTTCCAATCGCTCCAAGGATGACGTGATCATTCAGGCGTTTGGCGCTACTCGCTACATCGGCGAGAACGGCACCACGAGCGACGCCTTTGACACCAATTTCTCGATTGCTGTAGATTACGTCGCCAGCGGTTCGACCGCGAACAGTGGCATAACGCTGGCAAAGATCGCCCGCGCCAAGAAACTTCTTGATGCCGCCGAAGTTGAAGACGGCGACCGCTTCTTCTCGCACTCCGCGCAGCAGCTTCAAGACATGCTGCTCATCGACAAGATGACGAGCGAAGACTATGCCAGCGTGAAAGCTCTGGTGGACGGCAAGGTTGACCGCTTCCTCGGCTTCAAGTTCGTCCGCACGGAGCGCCTTGCTCGGAACACTTCGACCGACGTTCGCACCTGCTTCGCTTGGCACAAGTCCGGCGTGAAGTTCGCGGACGGTGGGCGCAATGTCCACATGGACGTGCTTCCCTCCCGTCGTCACTGCAAACAGATTCGCGGCGTCTATCGCTGCGGCGCTGTTCGCACGCAGAATGAAAAGGTTGTCCGCATCTACGCGGACGAAAGCCCTTAATCCAAACTTGAACGGGGGCTTTACGGCCCCCGTTCTTCAACCCTTCTTCAATCTTTATTCTCTAACAATATGGCTAACGTATTCTCCGACTTCGGAACCCTTCAACTTGCGGCTGTCACTGACATGTCGCAGGCCCCAAACCTGAAAAGCTACGGCGGCAACCTGAAATTCGTTCAGGTTCGCAAAACCGGCTACACCGCCGCCACCGCTGACCCGCTGTACTTGATCCGACTGCCGAAAGGTGCTCGCCTCATTCCGCAGCTTTGCTCAGTGGACTACGGCGACCCTGGTGACGCCCTCACTGGCTCCATCGGCTACTTTACCGACGCTGAAACGCCGGTTGTGGTGGACAATAACGCCTTCGGAACAGCGCTTGCCCTCGGCTCCGCAGCTGGCCGCAAGTTCTTCTCTGAAGCTGGCACCATCGGCATTAATTTCCTCACTCCTGCGTCTTTCACGCAGGACGTTTGGATCGTCGTCACCTGGACGACCGCCACCGTTCCTGTGTCGCATACGCAGACTTGGAACCTCGCCTACGAACTCGCCTAAAATCTCCTCTGTGGTTGGTGGAGTCCTCTGGCCCTCGTCGTCTTTTTCATGTGGGCGGCGGGGGCCTTTTCTTTGAAAAGCCATGACTGAAACCGAAATCGCAAATCTTGCTCTCTCTCTCATCTCCGCCAAGGAAATGAGCGTGATGAGCACGGACGCCACGCAGCAGGCGAGAGTTTGCCGCAAGTGGTATTCGGCGGCGCGTGATGAGGCGCTTGCGTCGCATCCGTGGAACTTCGCCACGAAGCGGGCGCGGCTTACATTGACCTGGACTGACCTATCAGGCGTCGCCCTGGCTGACGCTGGCGCGAGTGATGAAATTCGCGTCACAGCAACGGCTCACGGTCTGACGACTGGAAACCGCATTCACCTTCAAGACGTGGAAGGCTGCCCGGCTGCAAATGGGACTTGGTATGTGACGGTAATTTCATCCAGCGTCTTCGACCTCGACGACTCCGTTTTCAGCGGATCGCACACGAGCGGCACGGGCGAATGGATTCTCGCCCCTCTTTTCGGCTGGAACTACCAGCACGCGAAGCCTGCCGACTGCCTGCGCGTCAACAAGATCAACAGCCTGGAGGGCAACGAGGAAGATTCGGAACGCTACGCAGTCGAAGGCTCAAAGATTCTTTGTGACTCTGACGAGATTCTTTTGAACTACGTTTTTCAGGAAACGACGACAACGAACTGGACGCAGGAGTTCATTAACGCCTTTGCCCTTGTGCTCGCCTCCTACCTCGCGCAAGAATTGACTGGGCCTGCTGGCAAGGCGGCAGAACTGCGATCGCAGTTTGAGCGAATGATTGCGCCTGCCGCCAAGCAACGCGACGCACGCCAAGGGAAGGGCCGAGCATTGCAGCCGGTCTATGACTCCGAACTTGTTCGCGCTCGTCGCGGCTTCATCTCGACGCACTGAACATGCCCGCGCTTCACTATCTCGACGTAAATTTTAATAACGGCGAGTTGTCGCCGCTCATGGTAGGGCGCGTTGACTTTGAAGGCTACCGTTCGGCCTGCGTCCAAATGGAAAACTTCATGGTTCGTCCCTACGGCGGAGCATTCAAAATGCCGGGAACGCAGTACGTCGGCGAAGTCAAGGATTCCACCAAGCGGACGCGACTTCTACCATTGAAAATAAGCCGGACAGAAAACTACCTCGTCGAAGTCGGTGCGGGCTACTTCCGTTTCTGGAAAGAAAACGAACCGGCATATCTCCAGATCAAATCCGGCTACAGCGTTCCGGCGTGGGCAACTGGCGCTAAAACCAAGGGCACTATCGTCTCCAACTCGGGCACGAACTACATTCGCACGGCTGACACCGGAACGGACAGTGGCACGTTTGCGGCCAACCTTTCAAAATACTACGCACTAACGGGTGGAGTCATTGAATGGCCGAACGACTACACAGAGGCCGAATTGCCCGACATTCAATGGCGTCAAATCAACCGCCTGACTGTTATTGTGCATCCCAGCCATGCACCGATTATTATTGAAAGCGTGCCGGTCGATTCGCTGACGAATGAGTTTTTTCAAAACACCGCCTGGAGTGACGCAGCGACGACCGCCGTTACAAACTCCTTCATGGTGGGAGACGTGACGTTTACTTTTCCGCCCCTAGCTGAACATCCGCTGTCAGGCGAGGGCGGCACGGTTACGGCAACGATTTCTCATGCCGCCTGGGCAACAACGACAGCCTATGTCGTTGGCAATTTGAGGCATGTCTCAAATGTGGTTTATTATTGCACCTCAAACCACACTTCTGCGGCAGCCACACAGCCTGGAATTGGGGCAAACTGGGCAACAGTATGGCGGCTAGCGACGGGTGAAGAAGTGATTTACAACCTGACCGCTTCAGCCTCGACGATCTTTACTGGGCTGGCGGTAGATGACGGCTTTACGCTTGAGCCTGCTATTTACCAGAAGTCTTCGGCGCAACGCGGAATAATCCAGTATCTTGACGCAGTAGCCGGGGCCATCGGCCCGACTGCCGCCGTGTTTATTCAAGGTGGTTTTTTGTTCTCAACTCAATGGACGAGCAACACGGGGCCGAATGGAAGTATTCAACTGCAAAAAAGCGAGGATGGTGTGACGTTTGAGATTGTGAAAGAGTGGGTTTTTGAAGGCGCGACTTCCGCAACGGTAAGTTATGAGGACACCGCACCTTTATACGGTGCATTTTATCGCATTTCAACCTACACCTTGACGAACACCTGCGGGCCTTCGAGTATCGCCAAACTTGAGCCGTTGACCTCTCTGCTCAAGCTGCCGTTTACCGTTGTCGGACTCACAAGCTCAACCGTTGTTACAGCCAAGTCGGCGCTCAACTTTAAGGCCATCATGCCCATCATGGCGCTGAGTGCGGCGGCGACGACCTTCTACACTCTGGCATTCTCCGACGACAACGGCTATCCTGCCGCCGTGGGAATCCACAACCTGCGCTTGTGGTTTGGCGGCACCAGCAAGGAACCAAACAAGGTACGCGGCTCGGCGGTAGATGACTTTTTCAACTTTGCCACGGGCGACGCTGACGGCGACGCCTTTGACATCACGCTCAACTCCAACGAGGCAAACGCCGTGCAGTGGATCGCGGGCTATAAGCAAGGGCTTGTCATCGGCACCGAGGGCGAAGAATGGACAGTGCAAGGAGGCGGCGACGGCTCCGAAGTCTTGAAGCCAACGAACATTCAAGCGATTCAACGCAACCGCTCCGGCTCCAAGAAACTGAGCGCCATTCAGACGCGGGACGCTTTGTTGTGGGTTTCGCTCACGGGGCGAAAGGTCTATGAGTTCGCTTATGTTTTTGCCTCCGACAATTACGAAGCGCCGGACATGACGCTAAGGGCGGAGCATATCACTAGCGGAGGCATTGAAGAAATCGCCTTCCAGAATGAGCCTGACCCGGTTCTGTGGTGCGTCACGGGGGCGGGTAAACTTATCGGCTTCTCTTACAATCGCAGTAATCAAATTGCGGCATGGTTCAATCGCACGACTGACGGGCTGTTCGAGTCCGTGGCCACGGTGCGGAGTAGCGGCAACGCGGATCGCGTTTGGTGCATCGTCAAGCGCACGATCAACGGCACAACGAAGCGATATATCGAACGGTTCTATCCAACGGCAGCAGAGTTTGATTTCTCTACAGCCTCCGATTTCTGTTATCTCGATTGCGCGAAGAAGATCACGCAGGCATCGAGCACGGCGGTTTCTGGCATGTCTCATCTTGAAGCCAAGGCGGTCAAGGTGTGGCACTCGGGAACGACCATCGAAAGTAAGACGGTGGCAAGTGGTGCAATCACTCTCGGCACGGCAGCAACAACGATGTTTGTTGGCTTGCCGATGGCATCAACTTTGCAGCCAATGCCCATCGAGCAGGTTTTGCAGGACGGCACATCGCAGGGCCGCAGGTTCAATGCACAACGTCTGCAACTCATCCTTCACAAGTCTATGGGCGGCACCTTGAGCAATGATCCAGCGTTGACCGGCGACGCCATCGGCTATCCATCCGGCACCTCGGGCGTTTACACAGGTCGCGTTGACGAGCATATTTCTCCCGAATGGTTGGACGCGCTGACTTTGACTTTCAAGCATTCCGACCCTACACCCTTCAATGTCCTGGGCTTTGTGCTCAAGGCGGAGATTTCCGGCCAATGAATTTCTTTTATCACCTCGCCCTGTTCGGCATAGATGACGCCATTTTGGCTTACATCGCCATTGCTGGCCTCGCTGGCAGTACGTACGCCAATTATTCGGCATCGCAGCAGCAGGCCAAACAGTCGCAGTTAAACGCACAGGCACAAGCGGCAGCGTTAGCGGCACAGGCGCAACAGCAGCAGAATGAAACAGCCGATCAGCAGCGCCGCAAAGCCATCGAGCAGCAGCGGTTTCGCAGCACTCAACTTGCGGAAATGTCGGGGCAAGGTGTTCAGATCACCGGAACTCCGCTCGACATTCTGGCGAATACTGCCGTAACGCAGCAACAGGAGCTTAACGACCTTAGTTACCTGAACGACACGGCGCAGCGCAGCCTTGGCTACCAGCAGGCAAATGCGCTTGCTATGGGCAACCAGCAGGCAGCGGGCTACAAGGCGCAGGCGGGCGCGACGCTGCTTTCTGGGGCGGCCTCATTGGCTGGAAGTGCTTCCATGCTTGGGCGTGCCAAAACGGCAACGGATGCGGGCGTAATCGGCTCGCGAAATGCAGCAACCGGCCTTGCTGGCCTTGGACTTTAATCTATGGCTCGCGTTCCACTTTACAACGGCGGCGTTCCTCCGCAGGCTCCGCAAGGCTCGCGCATTCCTCTGCCTTCGGCTTTGCCTGCCGGTCAAGGCGCGGAGGCGTTCGGTCAGGCACTTGGCAAGGTGGGCAATGTCATGGTCGCACTTGCTCAAAAGCAGCAGGAAGCAAACGACACGCGCCAGCTAATTGAAGCAGAAGGCGAAATGCGCAAGCAGGCCATGGAGTTCCAGCAGTTCCAGCAGACAACCACGGATCAGGAGCAATGGCTACCCGCATGGCAGAAACGACAAGCGGGAATGCAAGAATACATGGACGGCTTAAAGCTCACGGACGGCGCAAGACTTCGGCTTACTTCCAGCTTTGGGCGGTGGTCGGACAATCACGCCATCTCCATTCAGGGCGAGGCGTTCAAGCGGTCGGTCGGGCGAGCAAAGCAAGCTGTCGTCAATCGCGCCAACGAGTCTGCGGAGGCGGGAGACTTTGGCGGCATCGAGTCCGCCTTGAGCTTGCTCCCCGTGGACTACACGACGCCGGAAGAACGCGACGCAATGCGCCTCGACCTTCACGGCAAAGCCAAGGGCGCGGCTCTCAACCAGTTAGAAAAGCAAGTGGGAACGGCGCTTGACCTGCGCGACGTGGCTGGTGCTAAGGCGATGGTATCCGAATCGCCCCATCTGAACGACATCGACCGCAATGCGCAGCTTGCCCGCATCGACGCAACGCACGCCGTCAACGCGCAGAAAGACGAGTTCCAAGCATTGTCCCTGCAAGAGCCGCAGAAGGCGCTCACAGAGCTTGATGATCCAGGCAAGTTCTCGCTCGTGTCTATTGGTGACCGGGAGGCGATGAAAGTTCAGGCCAAGAATATCCTGGCCGGTCAAAGCTCCGACGCATGGCGCGACATCAAGACGCGCATCGAACTCGGCCAAGTGAAAAAAGGCGAAACCTTCGACGGCATTAAGGAACTCGACCCGCTGACCCGTGACGTGGCAAAGCTCTACAATGCGAGTTATCACAACAAGGCTGGGATGAACTCGACGGCGGAATACGAAGCCGCTGTTGCGTCCATCGACAACCTGAAAGACGACGGCTCCGGCCTGCCTCGCGCTCAACTTGAGGCGGGCATTGAGTCGCGATTCTCCGGCCCCTATGCGGAGCAGTTAAAAAAGCGTCTCGATGCAAGGTTCTCCGCGCCGAATCAGGCCGATATTTTGAAGGAGCCGCTGGCGCAACTTCACCGCTGGGCCTTCGATGAAAAGCGCCTGGGTGAGTTTGAAAAACCCGCGCTCGGGCCGGACGGCAACCCGGTTGTCACAGAGGCCACGATCAAGACCGCCGTTCCAGACACGAGCAGCGGCTTCCTTTGGTGGCGTCGTTTGCCGTGGATGGGCGGGCCGGTTCAAACCGGAACCTCGACAGTCAAAGAGCAGGACGCAAAGCAGGTAAAGCCGGTAATGCAGGATGACCCTGCGAAGCGTGACCGTGTGGCCGCTCAAGTCGGTATGATCCGCGTTCAGCTCGAAAAGGATGTGGCATCCGGTAAGGTTGTCACGCCCGAAGACGCAATGAAGCGCATGGCCGAACTCGCCAAAATGACGCTCGTGAAGCAGGCGGCGAGCGAAACCGGCTCGGCTGCAAATCCATTGCTGCCCGCGCTTGGCGCTCCAAAGATCGACCTCAACGAAATCTTGAAACGCTATGCCCCGAATCTTGGAAAATGACGCCTTCGCTCTCGCTCGTGGAATGGACTCCATGGACGAGGCGCAACGCCCGCAGGCGCTCGATATTCTCGCTCGCTACAAGCAGCAGCAGGACGACAACGGCGAGCCTGAATGGCCGTCGCAAGCGCAGGCGCGACAAGCTGATTCTGACCGCCTGCGCGGGTTCTTCGATGACCTAAAAACGGTAGATGCCGCCGCGCCCTCGCTCGCTGCCGTCCTGCCCTACTCCGAGAATCCAGACGCCGACCGGGCGCGAGTGGCAAATACCGCTTATCTCGCGACTCGCTACGGCAAAACAGCGGACGAGATCGGCTCATCGTATGAGCTTTGGCGCGATGACTACGCGACACGATTCCTCCAAGCTCCAAAGGGTTTAGACGATCTTGCTTTCCACGCATCCGCCGCGAACGAGATCAAGCGCGTGAAGCAGAAAGAGGACACCGAGGCGGAAGGCGTCAAGGCCGCGCTCCGTGGTGACGACGTGATTCCGTCGCTGCAAGCGTGGCAGGCCAAGAACCTTGACCGTATGCCGGACTCTACCGAGTTCACTCGTGGCTTTTTGCAGGCGCGGGAACGCGCTGGCGAACACCTCGAATTTGCAGACGTGCTTTTGAAACAGATTGAGAGCAATACAGGACTCACGAAAGGCGACGGCGGGCAAAGGCCAGCGCCAGCAAGCCGTGAGATGACCGCACAATTCGAGGAATCCTTGGCGACGCTGGCGACGATGAAGCCAAGGGATCGAAAGCAGGTTTACGCCATCATCGGCGCGAAGGCGGAAGCGGCGGGCTATGACCAGAAGGGCTTCTGGAGCCAGATGCTTTCCGAACTCGGCAAAGGGACGGCTCGCATGGGAAGCACGCTCACGACGCAAGCGGGCGTGACTGGTGACGTTCTGGCGAACCTGCCCGCCATGCTGTCGAACACCATGAAGCCGGAAGAGTTTGCCGCCACAGACGCGAGCATTGCGAGACGGCAGGGCATTGGTGAGATGTATGACGAGATTGCGGGCATCGTGGCCGGTGGCGTTGATCCGGTGAAGCCGGTTATCTCCTGGCTGAATGACTCCGTTGAAACGGGACTTATCAAGGGGCCGGGGGCCGTTGCGCCGTTTATGATGGTTTCCGCCGCGACGGGCTTTCTTGGCGGTTCGGCCATTATGACCGCCGACTTTGCGGAGCAGCGCAGGCGAGACTTGCGGGCGGAGGGATGGGACAACGAGGACGCGACCGCTTTAGGCATGATCGAAGCTCCATTTTTGGCAGGTATCGAAAGCTTGTCAAACATGACGCAGCTTGGCAGATTCCCTGCTGTTCAGCGCGTCCTATCTGGATTGACAAAGCCCATTCGTTCAGGTTCTACCGCAGCCGTTGTTCGCTACGGTCAAAATACGCTCGCGTCTTTGGGTTTAGAATTGACGGAGGAAAACCTTCAAACTCATGTTGTTGGCCCTGTGATCGAAAAGGTTGCCGCTGCCTTCGATGAATCCTTGCCGCAGATTGGCATGGGCGAGCTTTGGAACAACATCAACGCAAATGTGAAGAAGAGCTTTCCAGAGCTATTTTGGACGATTGCACCCATGGCGCTCGTGTTCGGCGGCATGATGACCGCCGCGCAGGCGAATCTATCCGCTGCCGCCATTTCTTCGCAGGACATGCTAGAGGCTGCTGGCTATTCCGCTGCGCAAGCGAACCAGGTTCGACTTCAAACCACGGAAGAGGCGAAGATCAGCAAGGCGCGGGAGTTGTGGGGCGCTCGTGCTGGCACTCCGCAGAGCATCGAGGCCGCAGCCAAGACGGTAGGCGAGCGCATGCGGATGTTGCAAGGCGACGCCATCGCGGCACAGAAGGATTTAGAATCTCGCGGCATTTTGCCTCGAATGCTTCACGCCTCGGAAAACGCCTGGAAGCTCACGTTCAACGACGGCTCAACCGCCGACTTCAACAGCCACAGGGAAGCCGACGCGGCGCGGTGGCAATGGGCGACGGATCAACTTGGCAAAGTGCATCTCGCAACACGCGAAGCTTTAGCGCAACTGGAGAGAGGTTCGGCAGTGGGCCGCGAGTTTGCGGTGGAGTTCAAGCCGGACGCAATGACCGCTCAAATGGCCGTGGCTGAAGGCCGCGTTGACGCATCGCAAATCCAGCGGCGCGTGCAACAGGGCGCGGCAGTCGGCGAGTCTGCGGCGGAACCAGTGAACGAGGCGGAGACTTTCGACAACGCCGTTGCCACGGACAAGGCAACCTCCGATTACCTCGCTTCGCTGCAAATTCTTGGCAGCTCCTCGAACGAGTTCAAAGACGGCGTTCTGCGGACGACGATCAAACTCTATGAAGGCGCAAACGTCTTGACGCTGGTCGAGGAAAAGCTCGAAGGTGACGCAAAGCAGATTGTAGCCAGCAAGCCGGGGCGCGAGTGGATGCTGACAAAGCTCCGCGAGTATGAGCGTGTGAGCGGCGATTCGCTTTTCCGCAAAGTGGCGGACGATTCCGAATTGCAAAACGACGACTTGATCGAAGCGTGGTCTTCACTCGGTCAATCCTACCTTGTCGGCAAATCAAAGAAGGGCGCGGCCATCGGCAAGGGTGGAGCGCGGAGGATCTTCGCGGACGTACTCAAGGCTGGCATGGGCGGCGCGATGAACTCGGAGACGCAGTTTTTCAATGCCGTCTGGCGTCGTGCCGCGAAGCTCTCAAAGCTCAAGCGCGAGGGCAAACTTGGCGCTGACATCACGGCAGAGCTAGAGCGCCAACTCGGCATCGACTCGCAAGCCAAGTTTGAGAGCGAAGCCGCGAAAGACGCGGAAGCCATCGCGAACGAGGCGCTGAACGTGGGTGGCACGTCCTACTCGGAAGAGAATCCTGGGCCGAATGGCGAAACGTTTTCGATGTCTCGCGCCGTTCCTGCCGACGCCTCGAAGATCGTTCAAATGCCAGACGGTGCGCAGCTTGTCGGGCCTACGACATTTTCAATTCGAGCTTTTCATGGGACTCCGCACAAGGTCGATAAGTTTAGCACGAGCAAAATCGGCACGGGCGAAGGGGCGCAGGCTTACGGATACGGTTTATATATGGCCTCTAGCCGCGAAGTCGCGGAGAGTTACCGCAAGAATTTGAGTGGCGACAGTGCGACTCAAGCGCGGTTGCGTGCTGGAATGCCAGCCGCGAGCGATAAAAGCCTCTCTGATCGTGAGAGCGTTTACCTTGAGAATTTGAGCAAGACGCTTGTAACCGAATCCCTTATCTCGAAGCGTTTTAGCCAACTCGACATTCCATCGCGGTCCGTGTTCGTGGCGGAAATGGTCCGTATTTTTGACAACCTTGAGATTCTCGACGCGGTTATCAGACTTGTTCCCGTTGATGTGGTGAACATGCTCGGAGGAAAGCAATACTCTGCCGAGTATTTGCGAAGCAATCCAACGATGCTCGTATATCTGCTTTCCTCCTACGCTGATAATCCTGTATCCAGCGGAGTTGAGGCCGTCAATGTATTGTCCGCCGCGCTGACAATCGCGGGAGCAAAAGCGCAAACCGGATTTGCTGGGCTGGAGAAACTTTCGAGTGAAGATGTTTCCGCATTGCGAGCAGGTAAGTTCGATCATGTGGGCAAAATACCCCAACCGTCGGAGTTTATCAAGGGCAACCTCTATACCGTCGAACTCCTGCCAGATGAATCTGAGTTTCTGGACTGGGACAAGCCGCTGTCGGAGCAGAGTGAGAAGGTGAGGGCGATCCTAGTAGCCGCTGGACTCGATGGGAAGGATGGTCGCTCTATTTACATTAGCGCAGGGGCGCATCGTGGGTTTGGAAAACAAATTTTAGGGGGCAAGGAAGCCAGTGAACACCTCGCTTCCCTCGGCATCCCTGGCATTCGCTACCTCGACGGCAACTCTCGCGACGGCGGAAGCGGCACGAGCAACTACGTCATCTTCGATGAGTCGCTTGTGAAGATCCTCGAAGAGAACGGGAAGCCGGTGGAGCAAGAGACGTTTTCAATTTCAAAAATGCCGGTCAATGCAGTTGCGGCAAAGGATGCATTTGAGTCTGCCGTGAAGCGATTCGGGCTGACTCGCGACATTACAGAGGCGGGTTATATCCTTCCAGACGGCAGACTGTTGGATTTCAGCGGTCGTGCTGACGCTGGGTATGTGCGCCGTGGCGATTTCTACTTCCCTGCCGATGGCGGAAGGGATTGGATGAAGGGCAGTCGCGGAACCGATCATCGCGAGGTCGAGTGGGAAGGCATGCCACCCTACAAAGAGACATGGATGCCAATGGTTGAATTTATGAGGATGGGGGCCGTCCGCATTGACCAAAGTGGAGCAATTACGCTGCATGGCCGAAATGGCATCACGGCGGCGCAAAAGTCACGCCTTGCCGATTTGCTGATTGAGTCGGACGGAAATGCTTTCTTGGACATGGAGGATGACGACGGTAAGCGCGCATCTATTTCCATGGGCAATGCCAAGATTGGCAAGCTCGCCGGATTTATCCAAAAATGGAAAGACGGATGGACGCCGGACGCTGCAATCGAAACCTTCTCCCTCCGCGCCGTCTCTTCAGCTGATGCTCGGTTTCGTTTTGATGGCATCGCTAAAGAAGATCCAATTAACGACGGCAGTCGAGTTGGGACAGCATGGCAAGGTAAAGTCAAACCGACCACGCAAGACACCAACAACGGAATTGCCACGGTGACACCAAAGGGACTAAAAAAGCAGATGGGAATGCTAACCCAATTTATCGACGGCGTCCCCCTTCCAAAATATATCACGGACTTGACCGACCCAACAGAGAGGATGAGAGCATTCATCGCTTTCCAAAAGGGAAATCTTTTGGCGCTTTATGATGCTTTTGAAAAGTTATCGCCGGATTACGTTGTCAGATCAACTCACTGGTATGATGGGGCAAGACTAATCGCTGAAAGAATTCGTGATTCATATAATCTGACCGTTGAGCAGTCGTCTGCAATTATTGCAGTCTTCAGCCCGATGAAAGATTGGTTCCAAAATGTAGCAATGGGATAGCGGTTTGCTGACATCATGGCAAACTACAAGGACACTGTAATTACCAATAAAGGGATGCGCGGAGCAGTTGATGAAATGGTCAATGCTGCCGAGAATGGAAAGTATCTCAATGATGCGCTCAAATTAATTGATGGTCGCACCATTGCTGATTTGCTAACGGACAAGTCTGAAGGTGGCAGGAAATTGGCGGCGGTTGCGGTTAGGCTTTTATCCACTCACGTTCACGGTTTGACGCATGATGTGCTAACTCCCGAAGGTGAATCAATGGGAGTGCGGAAAAACCTTGATGGTTCAAACAAGAAAATGGTTTGGCAGTCCTACGCTTTTATCGTGAAAGCTATTTCCATTTACGAGAATGGCAGTCTTGAAAACATTTCAAAGACACTTGGAACTGAGCATAAGATTCGCAATTTTTACAACAACATCATTTCACCAACATCTCCTTTTGGGGATGCCACTGTGGACACTCATGCAGTCAATGCTGCGGTTTTGTTTCCGATGGGGGGCAGTGCATATTTAACGACTTTAAACTTTGGCAAGGCTGGCATGGCTGGAGGTGGCAACTCTGGCTTATATTGGCTTTTTCATGAGGCACTCCGTGAGGCAGCAGCAGAACGTGGCGTTCTCCCGCGTCAGATGCAGTCCATCACCTGGGAGGCAATTCGTGGATTGTTTCCAGACACCATGAAGCGCAACAAAAAATTTGTTGCTAAGATTGTCGATATATGGGAATCTTCACCAGATGCTGAATCTGCTAGATCTCGAATCCTTGAACTGGGAATCACTCCACCCGAATGGGCAAGAGTGGGTTCCAGTGTTGTTGGAAGCGAGGCAGGGATGGCAGGAAATCTTGGGCAAGCAATTGACTCCGAAAGAAGTGTTCGATCTGGAATTCGACAAGGACGCAAAAGCGGACCTTCTAGCGCAAATGTAGGTCAAACCTTCTCCATCCGATCCGGCGACTTCGCCTCTCGAATGTCTTCGGCGTTCTCCCCTTTCCAGCGTAACCCTGAATTGCGCATGGCGATTGCGCAGGTTGCCAAGGCACGGGCGCAAAAACTCGGCGCGGAGTGGATCGAGAAAGCCGCCGTCATTCGCGGCGCTGGCGACATCGGCAAGGAATCGCGGATGCGTGAGGCCTTGGCCTATGAGGCGCGAATGAACGAATACTTGGACGGATTGAGCGAAGCAGGACGGTTGAATCTCGAATTTGAACCGGCCTCGCTGGCGGATGACCCGCTTATCGCTGCCATGCTGGATCATGGAAAGCTCATGTCTCGCTCAACCGCCATTAAGAACGGCGTGCAAAACATGGACGAATACGAGGGCGCACCCTGGCTTCCTCCTGCGTGGTATTCGAAAGGCGTTGGCATCACTCCCGGCAAGATGGCGAAAGCCTTGCACGAGGGCGCGGATGGAAACGGCGGGCCTTTGACGGCTGGCGATAGTGCTGCCGACTTGTGGAACGCGATTGATATTGCCATTACATCGACCCGCAAAAACAAGGCCGCGCATCGTGAAGCCGTGACCGCATACAAGGCCGCGCAGAAATACGCCAAGGACTCCAGCCGTGCCGAGGCCGACAAGTGGGCGGAAGGCGCGAAGAAAAAGGCGACGAGTCCGAAGGCTCAACGCGACATGCTCAAGGGCGCTCTGCGTCTCCTTGACGGCATTCTTGCTGCGGCTCCGCCCGAAGTCCGCGCCCGCGTCGGTGGCTACGTCAAACTCGCCGGGCTGGCGACTGACGAGGCCATGCTGCAAGAGATTGAGCGCCGAATTGAAAAGCTCAATGTCGAGCTTGAGAAGTGGCTCAAGAAAGAGGGCGTCGCAGAGATTCAAAAGCTGTTTAAGAAAGCGCGGCCTGACAGTGAGGCGGGCAAGCGTGGCAAGGGCAAGGATGCCGACATGCACGCACTTTTCGCTGCCGCTGAACGTGCCTCGCAAATGGACGCCGTAGCCGTAGCCGGTGAACTGGCAAGGCTGGATTCCCTCATCGCTGGCGATACACTCACGCCAGAACAAGAGGTGCTTGCCATCACGGAGCGCGGCATCGTGGAGCTTGTGGGCGACTTGAAGCATGCGGACGCTGGCCGGGTTTATTCGGCACTTGATACCCTGCGCGACATCTATCAAGGTGGATGGCTGAAATGGAAGCTGGCGCAGATCGAGAAGCGCGAGGAGCGAGCCGGAATGCGCGGCGACTTCATCGCTGACACAGGCAAGCGAGGAATCAAGCCAGAGCGCGACGCGGCAGAACGCGAGGCGGAAACCATGCTTGGCAAGATCAAGGGCGGATTCCTCTCGCTGTCGTCCTTCCATGAGGTTCTGAGCTACGCTTTCGGCTCGAAGTCCGACCGCGTAAAATCACTGGTCGATGCGGAGCGCGAGGCATCCGGCCAATACGAGGACGCGAATCAAGCCATTGCCGACGAGATTCAAGACTTGTTTACTGCGCTCGCTGGCGGCAAGGTTCTCGATGGCGAAAAGCTGCGTTTCGACATGGCGCAACGCACGATTCAAACCGCCAAGGGCGAGCTTTCGCAGCTCGGCGCAATTCAGGCTTTGCTCATGTGGCGGCAAGAGGACGGGCGGCGACACATGGAAGGCCAGCTTGGCGAGGATGGTAAGCCAATTTCATTGTGGAGCTACGATCAAGCCTGGGTTGACGAGATCACCGCGCAACTCACACCCGAAGCTCGGCAGGTGATGGCCTGGATCATGCAGAAATACGGCGCTGAACATGCCGTATTGAATCCGCTCTATCGCAGCCGCTACGGCGTGAACATGCCAGCGCATGACAACTATGCGCCTATCACCGTTCAACCCGTTCAAGCGAAAGCTGGCGAGGTAATCGACCCGGTTTCAGGCGCGGCCATGTCCAGCGGTTCAATCCTCACGCCGGGGAGCCTGCGCACACGCTCACGCAACGCGATCGCAGAGCCAGAGTTTCGCGATGCACTGCAAACGCTCTTGATGCACACGCGGCAGCTTGAATACTGGAAGGCGTATTATGACCTCGCGCTTGAGTCGTCGGCTATTCTCGGCAACCGCGAAGTGCTCAATGCGGTAAAAGCTAAGGGCGGAGAGCAAGCGGCAACGGCTCTGCGGAAGTGGATCGACGCCATTGCACAAGGCGGATTCCGTGATGCCTCCGCCTCGCTGGAAATGAACAAGATGCTTCAGCGCATGACGGGACGGGCGGCGAGCGTCGGCTTGCTTGGCCGGTTCTCAACTTTGCTCGTTCAATCAACGCAGCTCGCGGCGGCATCGGTCAAGATGCCGCTCGGCTCCTACCTTGTCGGCATGTCCAAGCTGCTCACGGGCAACCTTGCTTATGCTGACGCCATCCGCTCGCCGTTCATCCAGCGGCGCTATAAATCTGCGCCTCCGATCGTGCGGCAGGCCATGGACAGCCTTGCGGCGGCAACGAGGCCGAACCAGATTAAGCGGGCAACTCGCGCCCTCGGCCAACTCTTGAGCGGCACTGACGCGCTTTTTACCGCTGGCACCTACGCCCTGCTTCTCGACTACCATCGAGGCACGGGCCGCGCTCTCGGCCTGACTGGCGCGGAACTCGAAGAACACGCCCACACGGAAGCAGAACGCGACACGGAGCAGGTAGCGCAACCTACCCGCATGGCAACTCGCTCGCTGGCCGAACTCACGAGCACGAATCCGCTCGCTAAAGTCTCCTGGGCCTACGCTTCCGAAGCTCGCCAGAAAATCGCGCTCATGGCCTGGGCGACAACGAAGGCCGCAAGCGAACCGGCACAGTTCGCCAAGACGGCGTTTCTCGTGTTCGGCGTCGGCGGCTTGATGACTCAGGTTTTAAAGGGTCTTTGGCGCGAGGCTAAAGGCGACGATGACGAGAAAAAATGGAGTGTCGAACGCCTCACACTCGCCGCTCTGACGGGGCCGCTCCATGGCGTTCCTCTCGCGTCGGAACTCATGGGCGACCAAGGCATGCTCTCCGGCGTGGCCTGGGCATGGCCTGCGCTCAAAGACGTTGCCAGCGGTGAGGCCGACATGCGCGACGTTGACACACTGCTTTCAACCCTTGGGATGTTCAACGACACTGCAGCGGGCGTTGCCTCTATGGCTCACGCGGGGCTTGACGCGGCAAAGGTGATTCAAAACCTCGCTGACGAAAACTGATTTGACATTTCATCCCGAGTTCCGCCCATTTTCACCGATGACACTTGAATCCGCCGCTATCGCCGCCCTGGGAACCGTGACAACGGCCTTGTGCTTTCTGTTCGGCCTTTTGTGGAAGAGATCACAAGAGTGCGAAAGGTGGCGAAACAAAAAGGAGCCGCTGATTGAGCAGATGGCACAACAACTCGGCATTCACTCCGGCATCACGCGCATGGTCAATACCTGCGAGGTCGAAAACTGCCCGTATGCGGGCAAGCTCTCCGTTGAAACTTTCTCCATCCAGCACAAATCAAAAACAACTCCATGAAAGAGTTCCTTTTTCCTTTCATCGCCACCCGCAACGGCTGGGCATTCCGCCAGATTCTCAAAGGCGTCACCATCGCCTGCGCCTCGCTCGCAACGTGGCTACTGGCTAAGGGCGTCGATGCTGCCACCAGCGCGGCTATTGTCGCAGGCGTCGGCTCTGCGCTCTCCTGGGGCGCTGAGATTGGACTCTCCAAACTGGCGTCCAGGATCGCCGTCCCGTGTCTGGCTCTCCTACTTTGCTCCTGCTCGACCACGGCGAGCGGCGAAAAAACCTTCCTCGGCATCGACTCCGCAGGCTGGCTGAATACCGGCAAGGCCGCGCTCGTCGGGGCCGTCCCTGTGGCACTCGATGAACGCGCCAAAGCCTCCGCTAAAAACCCCATCACCATCAATCCATGACACGAGAACACGCTTCCAAAGGCTACAAGGTAGTCACCGGCACAAGTGCTACGCCCTACGCCTTCTATGGCTTCTCGGTGCTCGCTGACACGGTTGTTGCTGCCGTCGTCGCTCCAGCTGCTGGCAACCCAGAAGGCGCTTACGATCAAGATACGGCTGGCACAGCTGGCCTCGCCTTCCCAGCTGGTGGCTACTACCCCATCCGTGGATCATCTATCACTCTCACCAGTGGCAAAGTCATCCTGTGGAAGGAATAAACCATGCCAGCACTTGCCAACGGACTAGGCTTGTCGAGGACGCGCTTTAGCGGCGGTGGTTTCTCGCCGTTGTCGCTTGCACCGTTGATCTGGTGCGATGCCACACGGTTGGCTCTGAGCAATGGTGATCCGGTCGCTGAGTTTACTGACTTGAGCGGGAATAATTACCACTACATCAGCAGCGGCACGGCGCGCCCAACGTTCGTTTTTAATGGCATCAATGGGCGTCCTGCCATTGAGGGCGATGGCGTGGACGATGCGATGACCCGAGCCGCGATAGGTGAGCAACTCAACTGGTGGGCATTTATCGTGGCGGCCCCGGTCACGATGGGCACAGGGAAAGAGCTTTGGGCGCTGAATGACTTCCCGCAATCGCCGGTCATTTATCGTCTCCTCGAAACGAATGCGGCCAGCACGATCAACATCAACCAAGGTGCCGGAGCCATGTCGTCTAGCATCACCCTCGCCAATGGAGTTCGCAGAGCCATACGACTGGAAGGGCACACCACCTCCGTGCATTACCAAGCCGACAATGGCAGTCCGATTTCAAAGACAGGGCTGACGGGTAACTACCCAGTCACAGGCAACGACGGGCGGCTTGCAAACTTTCCTTCGGGCATCTTTGCGCGTGGAGGAGGCACAGGCTTGTGGTTCAACGCCAGGATCGGTGAGCTGGTGCTAGGCAGTGGCACGCTGACGAGCGGCCAAGTGACTTCCATGTGGACTTACCTTGCACAGAAATGGGGGACGAGCATTCCATGACGCGCATCCTTATCATCATCACGGCTGACCACCTTTCCAACGCTCGCGCCATGGCCGAGGTGCCGCCCTTCAGTTTATCGCCCGCAGATGCGGCCACTCTCTTTGTGCCTGCGGGCAGTCCCTCCGGCGCTGCCCCAGCTACGCACTACTGGGCCAGTGGCCTTTTCACTCCAGACCAAATCGCCGCGCTGCGTCAGCTCGTGGCCTCTTTGCCGTGGGCCAAGTGCCACGAATACGACCTGGGCACCGAACCGCAGAAGCCGTGGGAAATACTTACTGCTATGGGGCTGCAACCTTTGGAACCTGATATGCCATAAGGCAAGCAAGCCTATAAAAACAAAATCGCAAAAAGATAAAATCTGCGATTGACGGGGACGGGCCGATGTGAAATAGATGGAGCACAATGAAGCTCATTTACATCGGCACAAACATCCCATCGGATCAGCACAAGACGTTCCGCGTTCTCGCGGCGCAACTTGGCGAATCTTCATCATCGCTTCTTAAGAAGCTCGTCACCAACTTCATCACGAAGTCTGCCAAGAAAGGGGTCGCGAAGTGAACGAACTCAGCTCAGACCTTTTGCTTGATGCTCGTTGCGAGTTTCACGGCTTACTCGAACTTCTCGGCACGGCTTCCGGTCAACTGCGCGAAGCTGCCAGCGACCACGACATGGGCAATACGCAGGGCGCTTTGATCGTCGTGGACGATTTCTTGTCCACCGTCACGGAGCTTGATCATAAGTTGTCAGGGGTCGCGATGATGGCTGCACGCTGGACTATCTGGGCCAACGAGCAGAAGGAGGTTAAGCCATGAAAACTGCACCTTTTACTGACCGCGCCGCCGAAGAGTTTAGCCTCACTGCCTGCGGCATGATGGCCGCATGGGTTCTCGGCTTCGTCCTTCTCCTTTCAGTCGCCCTTATTCTTTGGGCTTAACACCACCACCAAACACCACCACCAAACGCCACCACATGAGCAACGAAAACACACAACTCGCCTCGGTTCAAGAGGGTAAAACCACCCGTGCGCCAGTCGCGTTCGGAAATCGCGGCATCGTCATCTCTCAATACGATGATCTTGTTCGATTCGCGGAAACCGTTTCCAAGTCCGGCCTTGCGCCAAAGGGAATGGAGTCAGCGCAGTCCATCTTTGTCGCCGTGCAAATGGGGCTTGAAGTCGGCCTGTCGCCGATGGCGGCGCTTCAAAATATCGCCGTCGTCAACGGTCGTCCGACGATCTGGGGCGATGCGCAGCTTGCCGTTTGCCGAGGCACTGGCGACATGGAGGCTTTCGAGGAATGGTTTGAAATCGCCGGTCAACGCACGACGCGGAACCCTTCGGAATACAAGGACGACACCGCCGCCGTTTGCCGTGTGAAGCGTCGCGACGGTCAAGAAGTCGAAAGCGCCTTTTCTGTGGCTGACGCCAAGCGGGCAAATCTTTGGGGCAAGGCTGGCCCCTGGACGCAATACCCGTTTCGCATGCTGCGGAATCGTGCGCGATCCTTCGCTTTGCGTGACTGCTTTGGCGATGCGTTGAAAGGTTTCCGTTCCACCGAAGAAGCTCAAGATCAGGAGCCGGAACGCGATGTCACCCCGCAGGCCAGCGAGTCGAAGCTGTTTAAGGCAACAACGCCCGCGCTTCCTGCTGCTACCGCTCCCGTCGAAGTCGTGAAGCCGAAGGAGGCCGCGAAGGTAAAGCCAAAAGCTGAAGCTCCCGCGACCATCGTGGAATCTGCGCAAGCTCAACCGAACTTGATGGAGGTTGCGCCTGTTTCTTTGCCCGATCAAATTCGAGAACTCGTGAAAACGAGCGGCGTGAAATGGTCGGATGCGCTGGCCGTGCTCAAACGCAACCAAATCACAGACGGCGATTTCCCTGCTCCGGACGATGCGCCGGACGAGGTACTGAGCGAGGCAAAACACTTCTGGCCTTCCATCATCAAGCTTGTGAAAGGGGGGTTGAAGTAATGCACTCACTCAATGAACGTCGCGGGGTTCCCTCCGCTTCCGGTATGCAACGGCTCCATGAATGCCCGCCATCCTTCGACTTGGAGCGCCTTGCTCCACCGGAAGAAGAAAGCGACGTTGCCGCTAGCGGGACGCGCATTCACGCCGTCCTGGCGCTACTCGCGAGCGCCGACACACTCACGATGGCCGAATGCGACACGCTCGACATGTGCGCCAAGCAGGCCGGGGAAGTCGTCGCTCAATGGGCGGAGACAAACGGCTTTGTGACGCCAGATCAAACACTTCGAGAGCAGCGCCTTGGTATGACCGCTCTTGGCCGTGTGCTGGACGTTACGCCACAATCAACCGCTGACTTCATCTTTACCGGGCAAGCCGATATGGTTCTTGTGAAGGACAATAAGGCGCTCGTGATCGACTACAAGACGGGGAGGGGTGAAACCGCCGCCGCCGTGGATAATGCGCAGCTTGCCGCCCTGGCCGTGCTCGTGGCGGGCCGCTACAAGGTCGAGGCTGTTCGCGTCGCCGTTGTTCAGCCGTGGGCAGGTAAGCCGACTGTGAGCGACTACAACGAGAACGGGCTGGCGCTGGCGAAAAGCTGGCTGCTCGACTCGCTCAATGCCGCGAGTGAATCGACGCCAGATCAAGCGAGGGCGGGCGAGTGGTGCAAGTGGTGCAAGGCTAAGGCCGCGTGTCCTGCGCTCAAGCTGGCCGCACTTCAAACGGTCGAAGTGCTGGACTCGGCAACGCTGATTCATGGCGACAATCAGCGCGAGGCACTTTTTGCGCGAGCGATGGAGCTTTCGCCGCAACGGCTGCTCGGCGCATATCGCGGCCTTGCCATGGTTAAGAGTATGGCGAGCGCCATTGAGGGCGCTTTCCGCGCTCGTGTCACGGCTGGCGAAATGCCTGGGTGGAAGATCGAAACGAAGCCCGGTAACCGCGAGGTCACCGACGCGCAGGTGGCTTTCGCTGCCCTGGCACCGTTTGGAATCACGGACGGCGACATGCTGGCAGCTGCCAGCGTGAGCATCACGGCACTCGAAGAAGCCGTGCGCAAACGCTCTGGCATCGCGTCACAGACGCCGAAGCGCATCGTTTATAGCCTTACGTCCAAGGAGGCGAAGGATAGGCTTAACGAAGCGCTGACTCGTGTTGGCGCTCTGGGTCGCAAGGCCGACAAGCAAGAGTTGGTGGAAGTCGGTCAACTGGAAGGAGGCGAGTCGTGATTGAATCCCTTATCTTCCTCCTCGGCTCACTTTTTGGCGGCTGTCTCGTCGGCTTCTTCGCCAGCATTATTCACACGCGCAAAGTACAGGAGCTTCAAGACGAGATTGTTTCCACCCGCGAGACAATCCGCCGCAACGCGTATGCTCGTGGCTATGAAGACGCCAAAACAGGAGGGCTGAAACGCTCATGAGCGACAACCTACCAACTGACCGCGAACACGACGACCATCATGCACATGCCTGCGTTGACTGCGATGAGCCGTTTTCTGCCAAGAGCAGGCCAGCAGGATCATGCGCCGATGGCGATCTTTGCCAAGACTGCTGGGAAGCACGAGGGGAGGGCGACGAGTGAAATCCTACTCTCTCGCCACCGAACACGCGGAGCAGGCCGCGCTCATCAAATGGGCGTCCTTGGCGCGGGCGACGATCCCCGAACTCAACAACCTCTTCGCCATTCCAAACGGCGGCATGCGGCATCCTGCTGTCGCCGCGCAACTCAAGGCGGAGGGCGTCGTTCCCGGCGTTCCCGACCTGTTTCTTGCGTGGCCTGCTCATGGCGCTTCCGGCCTGTTCATCGAGATGAAGCGGCGCGTTGGAGGCAAACTATCGCCAGCGCAAACGCTTTGGCGCGAGCGGCTGGCGAAATGCGGCTATCGCGTCCGCATCTGCAAAGGCTGGGAAGAGGCGACAGCCGAGATCATTAATTACCTGAAAGGGGAGGAATCATGAAGATATCTCGTCCATTCCAAAACTCTCCCGGCGTCGATGCCGCCGTTATAAGGCATTACCCTGGCATGCGTGCCATCGCCGGGCCGTTCGGAGTCAACTCCACCTTCCCCGAAATAGCGAAGCACGAAAAGGCTTGCTGCATTCGGGCGTTCCGAGAGCAGCAGCGGACGCATGAGGCAAAGATCATCATGCACGGCTCATTCGCCTGGGTCATTCGCTCCGCCAAAAATTGGAAGCTCGACACCGCTGAGAAGTTTCGTGGCAAGACGGGCATTAAAGCCGGGAGGGGCGCGAATACGTGATGAAGGACGCGCCCGCTTTCGACTTTTACCCTGAGCGTTGGCTAGCTGGCGTCGCTGATCTCAGCGACGCCGAGCAACTTGCATTTCTCCGGCTGCTTTGCCATCAATGGCTCAAGCAGGGACTTTCTTCCGACTTGGCGAAGCTGCAAAGACTGGCGGGAAAAGGCGTCACTGACGATCTGCTTTCTAAGTTTCCAACTGGTGACGATGGACTGCGTAGGAACAAGCGGCTGGAAACGATCCGCGACGAGCAACGCGCTCGCATTGCTAAGGCCGCAGAAAAGGGGAAAAAAATGGCTGAATCTCGATGGTCTAAGCAATGCACAAGCAATGCACAAGCAATGCACAAGCATCCTCACAGCATGCCGCTAGCATTGCATGAGGAATGCCCACCACCCACCACCCACCCTATTACAGCTAAAGCTGTAAACAAAGAGTCGCCTGCGGCTCCGTCTCCGGTTTTGGCATTGCCCTTCGACTCGCCAGCTTTTGCCGAAGCCTGGGCGAAGTGGAAACGCCATCGCTCCGAGATCAAGAAGCCGCTCAAGCCAACGATGGAGGCCGAACAACTCGCCGAACTCGCGGCGATGGGAGAGCTTCGCGCCGTGGCCTGCCTGCTGCATACCATCGCGAAAGGCTGGCAAGGGCTACGAGAGCCAGAACACGCGGCAAACCACGCAAGGCCGCGCAATGCCGCCTATGACGCCGCCACAGCAACCGCTGGCCTAACCCCTGACCAAATTGGAAAATTTTAGCCATGAACTTCGCTAACGAACTACCGAACGACTGCTTCACCTTTGCGGGTCTTGACCGGCTCTGCGCGACGATCACGGCGAAAAGCGAGGCATTCGAGCGAATGCTTGACGCCTGCCAACAGGCTATTTTGTGCGATTCTCACGGAACCGCCGCCATGCTCAACCGGGAGGCTTCCCGCGCTGCCGCTGAACCAGTTTGGACATGCCCGGCCTGCGAGCGCGAAAAGCTCGCCAAGCGGCACGCCAAGCGAATCGAGGTCGCAGGCATCCCGGCTGATGTCCGGCACGCGACTCTGGAAAACTTTGGCGTCAATCGTCCAGCAACGAAGGCGAGCGACGGCTGCGTTTCGCCGATGAAGTTCCTTGAAGCTGCCAAGAAATTCGAGGCTGGCGAGGTGCGCAACGTCGGCTTTGCTGGCACGCCCGGCATCGGCAAGGGCCATCTTGCGGCGGCTCTGGCAATCTCGGCGCTGGCACGCGGTCAAAGCGTCGCATGGGTGGAGTGCGCCCGGCTGTTCTCGGTCTACCATCGATCCTACAAGACGGACGAAACGGAACTGGTCACCGACAAGTATGCGGCCGCAAAACTGCTTGTGCTGGACGAGATTTGCCTTCGTGATTTGCCAGCGGACGGCGAGGAGATTTTATTTAGCATCCTTGACCGCCGCCACAAGGCCGGACTGCAAACGATATTCCTCGGCAATGCGCCCGCTGAAGCAATCCGCAAGTGGCTCGGCTCGCGCATCGTGGATCGGCTGAGGTCGGGAGGTGTTGCCTTCTGCTATGGTGAATGGCAATCAATGCGCGGCGGCGAAAACGATGGAGCCGAGTTCTGACATGATCACAATCTCCAACGCTCTCACATCCGCCCTGGCCGTGCTGCAAACGCAGCAGGCGGGGCATGTGATGAGCCTGCCTGCGACAGCATCCAAGGGTGTCGATCTGGACGCATTCAGCGCCAAGCATGGCCTCGCGTGGTGGGTGAACGGTAAAACGCTCACGCTGCGACTTTTGCCGGAGGATGGAAAATGACCGACTTTGAGCGCATTATGAACTACTTCAACACGACGGCCAAGTGCAAGCGCAGGCGCGATGCCAAGCCGCAACTCGGCTACCTGCCCGGCTGTGCGTTCATCGAATGCGAGCATGAGAAATGCGCCTGTCGCATCAACGATGGCGAAGGCTTGCCACTGTCTGAGTTCATCAAAAATTGGAACAGGAGGCACGGATGAGGGCGCATCCAGTTATCCTTCGACGCCTTGTTGTAACCGCCAAGAGGCAGGGCAAAAGTTTTCGCCTCGTTGCTCGCGAGTTCTGCCTGTCAATAGGCACCGTAAAAACGTGGTGCGCTAGAATGGATGAAACACCCCATTGCGAAGAGAAAAGACCGCAACATGAAACCCCTTTTGCTGGCGCTTGGATGCAAAGCCTGCACCACGACTCGGCGCACTTTTTGCTAAACGGCCAATCGGCATGCGCGGCAGCTTCAAACGGTGTACACGCACTGGGCGGCGTCGCGTGGTTTCCACATGATGGCAATCTGCGAAAGTGCTTCCGCTGCCTGAAACATGCGCCGCACGACAAGGATCAGGCAAATCAGAATCAACCCTCAAACCACTGAAAATATGACCGAAGCAACTGATACACAAAAACCAGACAGCGAGGCTGTTGATCCTGCATCCGCTGGTTCGGGGTGGATTTTGTGCGCCGATAGAATGCCTGACCTTGACGAGATCGTATTTTTATTCGCTCCCCCCGACTGGATCATAGTCGGCAACCGCTCTGATAATGGAGAGGGCTGGCTGTGGGGAAGATGCTACGGGCATTTTTGGTGGGACGCCAACGCATCACGATGGGATGGCGACTGCGAACAAGATGACGACTACAAGCCGACGCACTGGAGACCGCTTCCCTATCCCCCGAACGTCAAGGATCACGCGCCCGATGGGGCGGGTGGAGCGGAAGGCGGGGCGGCTGTTGGGTGCAGCGCATGGTTAGCCATCACGTTCCAAGACCTGTATGCAGAAGCGCGAAGCGTGCAAGACCGAATCATGCTTCTCACGCTCGCGAAGCAACACCACATCCGAAAGCAGAACTTCGATGAGGCACTGAAATACCGCGAGGCGGAAAAGGCACTCAAGGCCGAAGTGGACAATGCGGTGAAAACTCTGGGCGCGTCCATGATGGCTAACAACCGAACTGAGCTACGGCTGCCAGACAGCGCGGCCACAGCGACACCAAAAATATGACGACTGAAACAACGGTAGGAAACGGCAACGCGGGGCAGACGTTAGCTCCAGTGAGCTTGTTCGACAGGTGCGTCGTGCGAAAATCCAAAGGCAGTCGGTATGAAATAAAGTGTCGCCTAGGCTTGTGGGAAGTGGAAGGCCCATACCGTGAATCGGTGGAGGGCGAAGCAAGGCACTACTGGCAACAATACTTCGCAGATGGCGAATACCAAAAGCATCTACCGAATGTCGCTGATGAGGCGACGGCGAGCAAGAAAGGAACGAAATCAATCCGCGAACGCGACGAAAACGCATATTTGCACAGCGCAATCAAACCGCTGCGGGATGCCGACCTGACCAAGCCGGACGACTTGTTTTCGGGAAGCTGTCCATCCGGGGAGTGCTTTCTATGACACCGAAACGCGAGACACCTAACAAAGAGATCAGCGACAGATGAGCCTTGGCGAAGCAGTTCGCTGCATCGGACGTTCGGCTTTGACTTTTGCCTGCGAGTTCCGCTTTATCGCTTATGCCAGCACTCAAGAACCAGAAACACGAAGCGTTCGCGCAAGCGGTGGCTTTGGGAATGCCCGCGAGTCAGGCTTATGCTGAGTATGTCAGCGGCGGAAAGTGCTCTTACGAAACGGGCAAGACCGAAGGCAAGGCGCTTGCAAAGCATGTGGCCAGTAGGGTTGCAGAACTGAAAGCGAGAGTTTCGGAAACTGCGGAGAAGAAATTCAACCTCACGAAAGAGAAGTGGCTGGATCGACTCGAAGGAATCGCGGGCAAGGCTGAAGCCGTAGAGGACTTTCCAGCGGCAACCGGCGCGCTCCGTGAGATTGGCAAAGCCTCCGCATGGTACGCTCCCGAAGAAGTAAAACACTCCGGCAGCGTGGAGATTCCCGGGT